ATGTTTATACATTTATTATGAAGGAGCGGTCTATGATATCACTCCTTTAGATACTACCCGTCAGCAAACGGGTGCCACTTTTACCATGGTCAATACCGATGCAACGGTTACTCTCACTACATCAACAGCGCATGGAGCAGAGACAGGAGATATTATTTTATTAGACAGTGTTTCCGGGGTTACGGCTTTAGGAACAGGATTTACGGATGCTGATTTTGAAGATACTTTATTTGAAGTCAAAGATGTTCCGAGTGCTACCAAGATGGAAATTGAAATGGCAAGTGCAGCCACAGGAGCAGGAAGTGGAGGATCTACTACCATCGATTTTTATTATGTGATTGGACCGATCAGTCAAGGATATGGTTATGGTTTTGGTACTAATACTTTTGGAGGATATACGACACCCCTTACGACAACGACTATCAATAATGCCGGGGTCTTAGCGGCTGGGGCAACCTCTTGTATATTTACCAGTACCTCTGCTTTTCCTACCACTGCTGCCGGCGGTGGAACGATTTTAATCGAAAGTGAATTAATTACTTACACAACCAACAACACCGGAACCAATACGCTTTCTGGATTTAGTCGAGGAGCCCATGGGACGAGTGATGTTGAGCATGCCAATTCAACTTTAACTTATGATGCCACAGACTTTGTAGGATGGGGAAGTGCCAGTACCAATTCAAACATTGTTATTGAACCCGGTCAATGGAGACTTTTAAACTATGGTGAAGATTTATTAGCTTTAGTTCATAATAAAAAAATATTTAAATGGCAACCTTCGGTTCCTAATTTAACCGTACGCGCGGTAGCTATCACAGGAACTCAAGTTCCAACAGCATCAAGAGATATGGTCGTCTCGGTACCCGATCGACATTTAATTTGTATTGGAACCGAAACCACGCTTCAGACTGCAAATACTCAAGATGATATGTTTGTCCGTTGGTCGAATCAAGAATCTCAAACGGTATGGACACCAACTGCAACCAATACGGCAGGTAGTCAACGATTAACCGATGGCTCTAAATTAATAGGAGCTATTGTAGGAAAGACCGCTGTTTATCTGTGGTCGGATACTGCGATGTACACGATGAAATTTATTGGGCAGCCTTTTACTTTTGGTTTCACTCAAGTGGGAACCAACTGTGGGATGTCGAGTCAACACTCTGCAGCTGAAGTAGATGGTATTGCTTATTGGATGGGACCGACGGGTTTCTTTAACTTTAATGGAGGTCGAGTTCAAACGATGCCGTGTCTGGTAGAAGATTATGTCTTTGAAGACATTAATGCCAATGCAAATCAACAAATCCATGTTGCCGTTAATGCTCTCTTTGGAGAAATTACTTGGTTCTATCCAAGTTCTGGTTCAGACTATGTAGACCGATCGGTGACTTATAATTATATGGAGTCCACTCCGGATAATCCCATCTGGTATACATCCTCTTTAGCTCGTTCCACTTGGACGATTGAAGGGGTTTATAATAAACCGTTTGCAACCGAATATAAAAACAGTTTAGCTCCGGATAATCCAACCGTAGTCGGTATTTCTGCGGGAGGGAGTTATTATTGGGAACAAGAAAAAGGAACCGATGAAGTCTTTACCACAGGAACAACGAATGCTATTGCAGGTTATGTGGAATCAGGAGATTATGATATTGGAGGACCGGAAGGCGAACAAGGAGAAGGAGAATTTATGATGAGAATATCGAGAATTATTCCAGACTATGGTTCTCAAACGGGAGACTCAAGAATTACTTTAAGTACAAAAGCTTTTCCAAGTAGCACTGCCGTGGCAACCAATCATACCGCAACAACTACTAGCACCCAACTTTTTACTCGAGCACGTGCACGACAGATTGCGATTAAAGTAGGTAATGTGAGTACCGGTCAGAGTTGGAGAATGGGAACGTTTCGATTAGACATTCATCCAGGAGGCAGAAGATAATGGCAAAAATTTCAGAAGTAATAGCAACCATTATTGGACCCGAGTTTGATGCGATCAACGTTCAAGGCGTTGCAGATAACGTCGGCTCGATCGTACAAAAACTTAACACTACCTATCAACAACAACTAACAGATGAGTACGAAATCTTTAGTTTATTTATGAATTAACATGGCAAATAAATATATTAACAAAGCATTTGATTTAAATTCAACGGATCCAATCACGATCTATACGGTGCCAGCGGAAACGGTGGCGATTGTTAAAACGGTACAAGCTTATAATGATACTGCCAGTACGGTTACGGTGACCCTGTCTTTTACCGATACCAGTGCTTCGACCACTTATAATATTGGTTTTGCTTCCAGTAACGCTATTGAACAATTGGAATTACTGACGAGCAATTTACTCGTTTTAGAAGAGGGTGATATTTTAATACTTACCGCCAGTGTCGCAGATCGAGTGACTGGTGTCGCCAGTATTCTAGAACAGGATCGAACGTAATGGCCGTTAATGGTAAAGACATTCCGGTGGTCCAGGCAAAGGTGATCACCACTATAAAAAATAAGAAAACAGGGGCTATTTATAAGACCGACGAAGAGTGGAAAACCCTGCAGATACCGGTGGAAGACATCCAAAGAGATGTTTTAGTCAAGATACCAAAGCTTGATTTGTTTGCGAAAACCAAGTATTAATAAAATATATTCTCAGGTGCAATCCCTGCTCGTTTAATATACATTGCAAAATAGGAAATTATGACAAAATCAAACGGGATTAAATCACTTAAACAGGCAGCTAAACTGCTTAACAAACACGCACCCGACGGCGAATCGTTAGCTTATATCAATAAGGACGAAGCTAAACTATTAAGAGCTCATGGAGGATCTGGTATCATGACACTTCAAGGAGTGCCTACGTATGGACCATGGGATTGGATTACCACTGCTGCTGAGTGGGTTGGAGATAAAGCAGGTGATATATGGGAAGGTGTAACCGGAGCATATAAAGACAAACCGATTCTCAATAAAGCAGGAAAAGCTATTTTAGATATACACGGCAACCCAGTTATACAGCAAGGCAGAAGTATCGTTGGCGATGCTTTGTCAGTATGGGCAGCCTTAAGAGCTAAGAAAGATAAAGAAGGATTAAACGCAGCAGAGATGGAACAGTTTAATAAACTCAACCAGCAACTCGCAGCTGCAGAAACAGAATTTGATGTTGGCACCGATTTTGGTACGCAACTAAAAGCACCTCAATATACAACAGATGTAGCAGACGTAGCTGCCTATACCCCAATAGATTTTTCTGGTTCAACAACACCTGATCTGACACTCGACGCGAAGGCTTACGGTGGAAGGATTGGATACAACCTCGGAGGTATCGACAGACCTTTTCAAGGGATTGGCGCACTGAATCCAAGAATGGGTTATGCACAAGGCGTGGGTCCAATGGGAAGACCAATGGGACCAGGAGTTTCAGAAAACCTAGAGTTTGTAGATAAGATTTTTTCTGATGAAGCAAAAACCTTAGCAGGTATGTCAGGAAAACCCGGTGGTCTTTTACAGGAAACTAAATATGATAGGGATACTAACACAAGAGACTTTACATTTTCTGAAGACATAACAATGCCAGGTCAAGAACATACTCGAGAAACACTCGATGCTGCTAATCAAATGTTAGACATTCAGGAAATGAAAAAATTACAATTAGAAAAACTAGCCCTTAAAAAAGGATGGACCAAAGAACAGTTTGATAAAAGATATTGGGAATTGGTAAAACGACAAAGAGGCGGACCCGAAGGATGGGGCCCCTATACTCAATACGATGACCTTAATGAAGCTCTAAGCATGCTGGAACATGATATTGGTGTATGGAGTAATTGGGAAGGAGATCAAGATCCAGAATCAGTAGATATGAGACTTCAAGATCCTAATTATCTTCCTCTACCAAGCAATTTTACATCCTCTTATGAACCTAACGCTCACGGCGGAAGGATTGGAGCCCAAGAGGGAGGCATTATGCCTTTGCTTAATTTAGGTGGCATGGAAAAAGATTATAGACAAGATGGGGGCTTTGTTCCTATCGGTCGAAAAGAAAAAGCCGACGACGTTCCGGCAAGACTCAGTAAAAATGAATTCGTCTTTACCGCAGATGCAGTGAGAGCTGCTGGCGGCGGGGACATCGACGAAGGTGCACAACGAATGTACAACGTCATGAAAAATTTAGAAGCCGGAGGAGACATCTCCGAACAATCTCAAGGAAAAGCATAATGGCATTACCACAGTTTGATACACAGGCTTTTGCAACGAATCCGCAACAGTGGATCCAACCTTACGGTCAGGGACTTGCAAGTTTAGCAGCCCAACAGTTAGGACGACCGATTGATGCCGGAGCCATGACTGCAGGTGTAGCTGGACCCGGAGCCTTTACCCAAGCACAACAACAACTCACGGCTGACATGGGTGGATTGGGAGATATTTCACGGGATGCCACAGGACAAATTTCAGGATTTACCGGAGGCACCGGCATTGCTTCCTTTCAACCGTATTTACAAAGTATCAAAGATAAAAGTTTACTCGATCCTACAGGCTACCAAGCCTACATGTCCCCGTATCAACAACAAGTTATAGACACAACCCTGGCAGAATTCGATAAGCAAGCACAGATTGGAAAATTGGGCTTGGGAAAAACAGCCTCACAAGCCGGAGCTTTTGGAGGAGCTCGGCACGGGATTGCTCAGTCTGAATATCAATTAGGATCGGATGCAAACCGAGCGATGATCCAAGCTGGTCTCTTGCAAGGAGGTTTTGGCCAAGGACTACAGGGGCAACAAACCGCTTTACAAAATTTAACTGGAATGGCAAGCTTAGTTCCTAATTTACAGGCAGGACTCGGTCAACAGTTTGGAGCGATGGGTGGACAGGAAAATACCTATGCCCAGGCGCTACAGAATCAAATGGCTGCACAGAATCAAATGGCAATGAATTACCCAATGCAAAGAATTGGACAAGCCGCTAATATTTTTGGCACGACAGCAGGACAAGTTCCTGGCGCACCGGTTACACCTTTCCAAGGAAGCCCAACGTATGCAGGGATCGGAGCGTTTGGTAATCTTCAGTCTCTGATGGGAGCCAGAACATAATGTACAATAGAATTTTAAATAGACCCATGTTCAAACTGGGTGGAAAGACTAACGATGCTCAAGGAACCGGTATTACTTCTGGTTTGGATACACCAAGAAATAATTATGTTGGTGGGGGAACTATTGGCGGAGGAAACATTTATGGAAATCCAATAGGAAATAGAACAGGATTTCAAGAGCCAAAAACTATAAGCGAACGATTTTCAGAAATAGATGTCAGCGTACCTGAATCAACAAGGAAGAGAGCTTTCTGGAGTGGGATTGGCCAAGGCTTTTCCAATGCAGACACATTAGGCGAAGCATTAAGCGGAGCGGTTACAGCACGAGACCAGATTATAGGACCTGCAGAAGCAGCAGCTGCAGAACGTCAATTTCAACTTGATAAAGGTGGCATAGAAAAAGAATATGACAGAGAAAGTGCTGTCATTATTCAAGGAATGGATGATGCGAGTAGAGAAAAAGTTGCACTAATAGCTAGCCAATCTACAGCGACCGCACAAAAAATCCTATCTCTAAAAGAACAACTTGCAAACGGTCATATTACTCAAGAGCAATACAACAGTGATCTTGCTATTATCAATACAGGATTTAACAAATTAAAAGAAGCAACAGCTTTAGCTAAAGTATTAATTCAAACTACCTACCCAGATTTAAATACACCTGAAGGTCAAGCAAAACTGATCGATATAATAATGACCCTAATTGGACAACTCGAAACGGAAATAGGCAGAAAAGGTGGAGCTACTGGAGGAAGAATAGGTTATCAATTGGGTGCTACCAACCAAGGTGTGCAACCGATGCAAGCGAGTTTAAATGTAGACGAAACTATTCAGACCCCTACAGAAACGATTCAAGAAGACGTATCCCTTCAAGAAAAGATTCAACCCAGTGTTAACATGACGTATCAACAGTTCAGAGCCAAGATGCCTCCTCAGGTGGATGATGAAATTGTTCAACTCATTTATTACAACCAAGATGCGTTTGCTGATTTTGCACAAATCAAAACACAGGATGAAGTGTATGCCTTCAACAATAAATGGGGAGTAAGTCTTGTGTTACCGTTTGACACGGAGATAACATAATGACATGGCAAATGCATATCCAAATCCTGAGCTTGAACTACTAAACACAAAGATCAAAAACTCAATCGATCAAACTTTAGAGAACATTGGCACAGACAGTGTTTATGAACGTGTTTTAAAAAGCATAGAAGAGAAGAAGTTACAGAAGGTTGAGACAGAAAGTACTTATGAACGGGTTTTAAAAAGGTTAGAAGATAAAGATATTAAAGTAGACGCTTTCTCAAATGAACGAAGCTATATTAATGCGCTACCTGAAACCTATAAAGAGAAAACCTTACGTTATATAGATGTCTTTCGAGACCATCCTGAAATCGTTCACGACTATATTAAAGCGATTAAAGAATGGGGCAGTGAAAAAGACGCTAAAAAAGCAGGCAGTACAGCCGAGCTTCTTTATCCCAATAAACTTTTAACTAAAGTCCTGAAGGATCCTGAGTATGAAAAAGACGCAAGACGTTTTTTTATGATCATGAATCCTATGCAAGGAGAAAAAATCTATGATCTCAGTCTTCGAGCTGATGAAACAGGACTTCTTAAGCAAAAAGAATATGAAGATAAATTCTCTACTAAAATTTTAGGAGGAGTCTCTGATGCCTATCAAGGATCCGTAAGAGAAGTCACTAAAGCAGTAGCTCGACTCGTCGACATGGGATTGAATACACAATCCCTAGCTTACATTGAAGAGAATTGGCCCGAAGCCAGTAAGTCAGAATCTGCCTTACGAAGAACCGCTGAAGGTCTCGCTGAATTTGGAATCGATCTTTGGCTGGGAGGAAAAATTTTAAAAAGTTTTGGTTGGGTCGCTAAGCGAGCAGCACCAGGACAAACCAAACAACTGGTTGACAAACTTTCAAAAACCAAAGCAAAAAAAGATAAGTGGGGACGAGTCATTGAAGATCCCTATGGCAACATTGTTCAAACGTCTAGCATTGCGAAACGATTAGGCTTCTGGACTCTTCCGGTTAAGTATGGATTAGGAAGAACGGTAACAAGTGATCCAGACCAAACCAGTTTTGGTGAAGGCTTTGGCTTGGTTACACGAGCCGATACGTCCAAGATGACTAACCGAGAAAAAGCAGTTCATGATCTTAAATGGAAACTAGCTCATGGTGCTGAAGGAACTGCACTCATTGCCGGTCTAACCGTAGCTTTAAAAGGAACTCTGGGAGCAGCCGGCTGGACAGCTAAAAATGTTTTAGGTCCTCCTTTAAAAATAGCAGGAGACTGGGTAGTCAATCCAATTGCTAAAGTTGCAGCCAGTCGAATGACAGGTATCCCTCAACTGGTTAAAGGAATTAAAAATGCTGGAGGATTCATTACCCAAAAAATTCCTCCCTTAGCCCAGTGGCAATTCTTTTCTATTGGGGCAGGTCCCTTAAGAGAAAGAATCATGGGGCTAGCAGATAAATTTCTTATGGCTCCTGTAAGAACTAGAGGACAACTCACTAAAGAAGCTAAAGACATTATGAGAAAAGGGGAAGATCAAGTCAGAAACTATAGAAAAAATGTAGACTTAGATCTGAAACGAATTGATAGTGCAATTTATAAAATGTTAAAGACGGGATTTGCTAGTCGACTGTTCACCCAATCTAGCGCTGTCGCTGGAAAACAATACTGGGATGATGTCATTCGTTTTTTAAGACAAGAACTTAAACGTGATCAATTACCCGTAGACTTAAGAGCTCCCGCACAGAATATTAGAAACCTGATTGAAAGTTTAAGTAAAAAGATTGAGCCTTATGTTAAAAGTGAAGAGGTTAAAGAAGAAATTATTAAGAACCTAGGTAAATATTTAACGACGTCTTATGAAATCTTTCAAGGAAGTTTTAAACCGAGTCGGGCAAAAATTGATGCTGCCCAAAAATATTTTGTAGGTTTATTACAACAGACTAAAGGAGGAAAATTCTTTAATGTTAAAGAAGGCGCTCCTTTATGGGTAGAACTTAACCGTCAAGCCTCTCGTATGGTCGATGATGTACTAGCCTATGGTCGAGGCGTTGAGGGAACAACACCCACCGAAAGGCTTAATGCTATTACCGCATTAGTAACACCGGCTAATATTCTAGTTAAAAAAGGAAAATCATTACCCACAGTGATTGAAGAACTAATGGGTAAAGTAACAGACCCACGAGCCATCATTGTGGATACCGTAACTAAACAAGCGCAATTGATTTCGCATCTAGAAACTCATAAAC